TGCTGCCGAAAATGTGCAAGCTAGACGTGATGCACAGCAAAGACAGGCCGAAGGCCAAATGGATGCTGTGGATAATAGCTACTTGCGTAACTCAGACCCTCGTATGCCCGTTCTAAATCCAGAGCGAAGCACACGATCTTCGTTTGGCAAGTGACTCGAAAGGGTAGCTTGTCGTAATTTTAAACTTTTAGGAGTATGAGACATGGCTACTACAGCAGCTCCCTACGGTCTACGTCCGATCAGACGATCAGACGGAATGCCGTATGCAGGTTCTACGAACCAATATCTCATCGATCCCGCAGGTGAAGGTACAAACCTATTTTATGGTCAAGCCGTCATCATTGGGGCAGATGGGTACATTGCGTTGGCTACAGGTTCAGGTGCAGACCTAACCTCCAATAGCATATCAGGCACTACAGGCGTTGGCGCAATAGGCGTTTTCGTTGGTTGTGAATACGTTAACTCTTCAGGTCAACTGATACAGGATCAGCATTATCCATCTGGTACATCCAATGGTGATGCGATTAAAGCCTATGTTATTGATGATCCAAATGTACTATTTCAAGCACAGCTTGATGGCACAGGCGCTCAAACAATCATTGGCACAAACACATTCTTTGCGGCAGCACAGTCTACTTCGACAGGTTCTACCTCGACAGGTAACTCTACATCTGCATTGGATGCTACTGTAAAAACGGCTGCGGCAGCTTTCCGCATCGTTTCTCACGTGTCAGATCCAAGTGATGCATTCCCAGATGTTCTTGTTAAGTTCAATCCAGGTGCTCACCAAATGACAAATAATGTTGGCTTATAAGGAGTTTAGACGATGGCTATATCACGCGCACAGCTCCTCAAAGAGCTATTACCAGGACTTAATGCATTATTCGGTTTAGAGTACGAGAAGTACGAAGGCGAACATGCAGAGTTCTATGAAACTGAGAACTCAGATCGCAGTTTCGAAGAAGAAGTGAAGTTGTCAGGATTTGGCGCTGCCCCAGTGAAAGCTGAAGGCGCATCAATATCTTACGACAATGCACAAGAATCATTTACAGCTCGTTACAACCACGAAACGGTTGCAATGGGATTTTCTATTACTGAAGAAGCAATGGAAGACAATCTGTATGATTCACTATCTGCTCGTTATACCAAAGCATTAGCTAGAGGTATGGCGTACACAAAGCAGGTTAAAGCGGCATCTCTGCTTAATACAGGCTTTACTACATTCAACTCAGGTGACGGTGTAACTTTGTTTTCAACCGCTCACCCGACAGTTGAAGGTGGCACAAACGCAAACGAACCTGCGGTTGCGGCTGACTTGAACGAAACATCTTTAGAGGAAGCGGTTATTAATATTGCTGCGTTCACTGACGAACGTGGTCTATTGATTGCAGCACGTCCTCGTAAGTTGATCGTTCCACCTGCATTGATGTTTGTTGCGACTCGCTTGTTGCAGACAGATCTTCGTGTCGGAACAGCAGATAACGATATTAACGCAATTAATACTAATGGTTCTATACCAGAAGGTTATCGCGTAAATCATTATCTAACTGACAACGATGCGTTCTTCCTAACTACAGATGTTCCAAACGGCATGAAGCACTTTGTGCGTACTGCTATGCAGACATCTATGGACGGAGACTTCGATACAGGTAACGTTCGCTACAAAGCGAGAGAGCGTTATTCTTTCGGTGTATCAGATCCACTAGGAATGTATGGATCTCCAGGTGCATAAACCTAAATAAACCTTTTGATTGGGGCGACTTCGGTTGCCCCTTTCTTTTTTTGTAAGATATGTTATTGTTTATCTATCCCTGACAGCGGCATGAGGCTGCTGACGCAACCCAAGACAGGAGATCAACATGGGTACAACAACTTTTTCAGGCCCGATTAAAGCGGGAACAATCAAAAACACTACTGGGACAACTCTTGGAACTGACATTGCTAATGTTGGTCAAGTGGTAATGTCTCAAACATTTGCAGCAGATTTATCTGGCGGCGCATTAGCTGCGTCTGTAACAGACGTTGTTATTCCTGCAAACTCTCAGATCATTGACTGTGTGATTGACGTTATTACAGCATCTAGTGATGCCACCAATCTCAGTGTTGGAGACACCGTTGGAGGTGCAGCAACTCTTGTAAATACATTTGCCATTGGAACAACTGCGGGTCGTAAATATCCAACTACTCAATCTGGTGGTGCATTAGCATGGGAAGATACAGGAACAGCAGACATTCGTCTAACTGTAACTGCTTCTGCCGCAACAACTGCGGGTGAGGTTCGAGTAACTATTCTGTACGCCCAAAACAATAACCTAGCATAATAGGAGGCTAGTATGGCAGGACAAGAGGTACGGGCTTTTAACGTAGCTACTTCGGGTTTCTCAGCAGGTCTAGTTGGGCCTTCTCGCAGCAGGCTGCAAGGGGTTCTAGTATACTGCACCAACACAACTGCTTTTACGATCAAGAATGGTTCTGCCACAGGAGCCACACTTCTTGACCTTACCATTCCTGCGGGGTGGAACGATGTGTTCCTTCCTAACGATGGCATACTGGCAGATGATGGTTGTTTTGTTTCTGCGTTAAGCGGAACTGGATCAGTGATTACTCTTCTACTGGAGTAGATATGACTGTGAAGAAAAAGGGCGAAATGCCCAAACGCAACAAGAAAAATTTCCGTCCCACTAAATCTGGGGCGGGGATGACTAAGGCAGGTGTTGCGGCTTATCGTAAAAAAAATCCAGGATCTAAGTTAAAGACTGCTGTTACTGGTAAGGTTAAGAAGGGCAGCAAAGACGCCAAGCGTCGTAAGTCCTTTTGTGCTCGTTCCGCAGGGCAGATGAAGAAATTTCCTAAAGCAGCTAAAGATCCTAACTCACGTCTAAGACAAGCTAGAAAAAGATGGAAGTGCTAAATGGCTATTTCCCGTGCTCAAATGCCTAGTCAACTAAGGGGTAATAGAATGGAAGAAAAAGCAGGATTCGCATCTACAGGTGATGATGCAAGAGACCTTGAAATAATTCGCATGGGTAAAGGTGGCAAGACTAAAAAGAAAAAGTCTAAAAGTCGTGTGAATGAAGCAGGTAACTACACCAAACCAGGAATGCGTAAACGATTATTTAGCAGGATAAAAGCAGGCGGAAAGGGTGGTGCACCTGGACAGTGGTCTGCTAGAAAAGCACAAATGCTTGCATCAGCTTATAAAAAAGCAGGGGGTGGTTATAAGAACTAATGGGTTTAAAAAGATCAAACAAAGCTAAAGTTAAAAAGGTTGTAAAGGGTTTAAACAAGGCTTCTAAACTACATGCAAAGCAAGCCAAAACCTTAAAAGGTATATTGAAAAATGGCGCTAAAAAAGTCGCAAAAAAGTCTTAAATCCTGGACGAAGCAGAAGTGGCGAACTAAAAGTGGCAAGCCTTCTACCCAAGGCTCTAATGCTACTGGTGAACGCTACCTCCCTTCTTCGGCTATTAAGTCTCTTAGCTCTGCTGAGTATGCAGCCACATCAAGAGCAAAGCGAGCAGGCAAGGCTTCAGGCAAGCAGTATGTGGCTCAACCTAAAAAAATTGCAAAGAAAACGAAACGACACAGAAGTGTAGTCACATAGGAACTTATCATGGCAGTAGTAACACCAGACCTACCAGAACTATTTGAAGAAGCTTATGAACGGGCAGGTCTTGAAATGCGTTCAGGCTATGATCTTAAAACGGCTCGAAGGAGCCTTAACATTTTAACATTGGAGTGGCAAAACCGTGGGCTTAATCTCTTCACTATTGAATCTAATACTCTATCCATTTCGGCAGGTACTGCGACTTATACGCTACCTTCGGACACGATTGACATCATCGAACACCAAATCCGCACAGGTACAGGTACAAATCAAACCGACACCACCCTCCAAAGGGTCAGTGTCGCAACCTACGCCCAACAAACCAACAAAGAAACGCAAGGTAGGCCGACCCAGATCTACGTCCAAAGGCTCCCAACGGAAACAAAAGTAACTTTGTGGCCTGTACCAGACAGCACAACCACATACATCTTATCTTACTTTAGGCTTAAAGGTATAGATGGTTTAGCTTCTGGTATAGGATCTTCAGTTACATCTGTACCACCACGCTTTGTGCCTGCGTTAGTTTCTGGTTTGGCTTATTACATAGCTATGAAAAAACCAGAAGTTGCTGCAAGGGCAGCACCATTAAAGCAAGAATACGAATTTCAGTTTCAGCTTGCAGCAGGTGAAGATGAGGAAACAGCATCAATTAAGTTCGTTCCTTTTGATACGTTTATGGGTGGATAATGAGTTACGCAAAAGGTAAATATGCTTTTGGTTTTTGTGACAGGACAGGATTTAGGTATCCTTTAAAAGACCTTGTGCCTGAATATAACAATGGAGTTAAGACTGGATTTCTTGTTGGGAGAGATGTTGTTGATCCAGATCAGCCACAAAACTTTCTTGGTAGGTTAAAGATAAATGACCCCCAGTCTTTACGTGATCCAAGACCTGATAGGGCTTTGTTAGAAAGTAGAGCTTTATACGGGTTTAATCCTGTAGGAAGTAAGGGAACCCTTATGACTGCATCCGTTGGTAAAGTATCGGTTACTACAACTTAACATAGTATAGGAGATTAAAATGGCTATGAAGAAAAAAGGTTACGCCAAAGGTGGCGCAATGAAAAAGAAAGGCTACGCAAAAGGCGGAGCCA